TATATACATCGTTTGTGTTTGCTGATTTAGCTCTTATGTAAATTGACTTAGTTGCAAGTGTTGTACCAAGCGTTTCTGCTGTTCCAGCTGTTGTAACTGTCTTTGCTCCACCTGTTATTGTTGTTGGTATGTCTGGAGAATTTGTTACTTTAATATTACCATTAACATCTGTATGTATTGGAGCAGCGTCATTATCATCATAAGTATCTGCAGTAGCTTTATATATTCCACCAGTCAATGCAACTGTAGGTGTAGCACCTGCTGTTGCATTATCTACCTTAACAGCTTGTCTTGCATCAGTTGTTCCGTCTTTGATCTCTACTGCACCAATCTCTATATCACCAGTATTCAATGTTACATCTGAACCTGAAGCAAAATCACCAAAGATTATTTCAACACCTTCACCAGTAACAGTTGCATCAAACCATAAATCCTTCAAGTTAATTGATTGTAGTGAATAAGACTGATCTGGACTTAATCTATTATTTGAAAAATAATCTGAATTAGTATTCAAAGCACCTGCTGAAGTATCACCCAATGTGATTACACCAGTATTAGAAGATTTGGCCTTAATTGTTACCTTAACTCCATCTGGTACTTTAATACCATCAAGATTTGATACTGTAACTGTATCACCTGCAATTTCAGTTGTTAATCTACCTGAAAAGTCAAGAGTAAGAGTTCCAGCTGCCACTGTTTCGATCTTGTAAGTTCCATCGTTACTTGTAGAGCCAGAAATTACTACACTGTCACCAGCCTTGAATCCAGAAGAAACAAAACCATTATTACTATCTGTAATGGTGTCGTTTGTTGCAGCTGTTGGAGGTGTTCCTGAATTATTATTAAAAGCAATACTTGTGTCTGTGAAATAAGGTGATAGTTTTTCTGGTGTTCCAGAAGCTGTCACATCTTTCTGTATTGGAGTCACAAATGCTAAATTTGTCATTCTTCCCATATTTTTGTTAAATCCTCTATCCTCTCTCCCAGCGTGTAGCGTGATAACGCTGCCGAAAGAGAGAAGAAGATTAAATTAGTTTATTTAAGCTTTAGTTGGCGATACAGAAAAATAATACGGTGTTCCTCCAATACTTATCTCGACAGTTTTTGCTGTACCAGATAATGCAGAAGTTGCATGATTTTTCAAGTTTCCAATAACACCACCGTTTGCACCAGTACCTGTAAAGGTAATTAGTGAACTAGCAGCTGTTAAGATCAAATCACCATCAGTCAAAGTAACATCACCGTTTGTAGCGGTAATATCACCTGCTGTGATTGTAAGTGCATCTGTTCCTGTTGCAGTACCTGCGATAACTGTCGCACCTGCTACTCCTACACTAAAGTCACTTGCAGCACCATCATAACAATCAATATATTTACCAGTTGTTAATCCTGCCACTGTAGAATCTAAATGTAAAATTGTACCAGAAGTAACTCCATCACCATTGATGTCCATTACAATTCCTGTAGTTACACCATCAGCAACTACTGTGAAAGCTGTTTCATTTGCTGTATTAGTAATTGAAACACTACCTTCTGTAATTGTTAAATCACCAGCAGTAATAGTTGCATCTCCAGCTGTAAGTGTTAGTACATCTGTACCACTTGCAGTTCCACCAAGAACAACAGCACCGTCAACTCCTACTGAGAATACTGTACCTGCTCCATCGTAACAATCAATAAACATTCCAGTTGTAACACCAGCTGCAGTCATATCTAAATGCAAGATATTACCACTTGTAATACCGTCTGCATTAATATCAACTACGTTACCTGTGCTTACAGCGTCAGCTACTACTACTACTACACCACTTGCAGTTGTTGCAGTTGCGTTAGTAACAGTCAATGAAGCTGCGTTATCAGCATCAGTAATAGCTAAAGCACCATCACTCATTGCCATGTCACCAGCTGTGATTGTCAAAGCGTCAGATCCACCTACTGCAGGTCCAGTAATAACAGTTACACCAAATTCACCAATTGTGAACGCAGCACCTGCTAAATCTTGTGACCAGGCTCTCAAAAAGAACCCACCTGCCATGTTTGTTTCGTCAGCTGATAAATGTAACAATGCACCAGTTGTAAGGCTTTCTGATCGGAATACGACCATACCAGCATCACTAGCGTTTCCGTAAGTTGTAGTTGTATCATTTGTAACTCTAAGTGAAGAAGCTACATTTGAATTATCTACAAAATCAACAATTCCATCTGCACAAGTAATACCAGTTGCAACTGCAAGAGTTGAGCTAAGAGTAGCTGCACTTGCGATTGTCACTGCTCCACCACCTGTACCGATATCAATTGCACCACTTGAAGTAGCACCAACTGAGATTGTATTTGCTCCAGTAGCTTCTAACACTAAACCAGCTGCTGCTGTCAATGAATCACAACCATCAATTCCTGTGAATGTTGCTAGACCTGCTTTTGTTACAGCCCATGCATCAGAAGTACCTTGGATATCATCGCCAGTACCACTATTTGTAAGTTGGATCAATGATCCAGATACTACACCAGATGTGATTGTTAAACCGTCACCTGTTGCGTGGGTCAAATTATATGTTAGAGAATTTCCAGAAATCGTCATTGTTTGATCAACAGCATAAATTGTGTCCCAAGTTGGAGTTCCTCCAGTACCAGTTCCTAATGCTACTGCACTTGAACCATTGTCATAATACAATATTCCACCATCAACATACATGTAGTAATAACCTGTTGTTGTTGTTGGTATTGTATCTACATCTGCAAATTCAAGAACTGCGTCATGTATTGCATCCTTGGATTTCAAATAAAGTCCAGGGATAGCAGATACTTGTTTACCATTTCTTAAAGGCATAAGTTTTATTGAAGACCCGAGCTCTCCCTCCCCGTAGGGCAATTCGGGTTGTTTAGTTATTTAACTGATTCAATCAATGCGATTAAATCTGCTTTTGTTGCTTCTTCAGTAACCGTGTTACCGAGACTCACTGCTTTTTCGATAAGTTCGTCCTTCAACATGTATTTTAATGCTTTTTCTTCTCCTTTTTCTTTCGCTTTTTCGACACCTTCCAACTCTTCTTTATAGTCTTCACGTGTTAGACATCCAGCTCTAACAAAATCAGCTGGTATCTTTAGTTTATATAGAGCGTCAGCCTCCTCGGAAGACCAAGGCACTCCTACTGCCTTTACTCTATTTTTTTCTAATAGCTTACTCCAGTTACACCCCATATTATTTTACTGTTATGAATTAAGACTTTGTTGAATTTGATCCAACGATATATGGATTAAATCCTCTTCCGATAGCATAGTAGAAATCAATTGAATAATCCCAATTTTTATTCTTATATACTTGATCAGGTGCGTCTAATGATGGTCGTTCAGCAAATAATGCTCTTAGTGATTCACCAATTTTACTTGAATCATACATATACCAGTAAGAAGATGTATCAGAACCAGCACTGTTACTTGCAAGTTTCTCCCAAGGAATAACTTTAAGTTTACCCTTCAATGGATTGATATCATTTTCAAAACCACCTGAAATTTGTGATGAATTGATAATTCGTAAAAATTCATCTTCGTAATCTGGTGAACATAGAATGGTATCTAAATTAATCATTCTTGAAACACCTGATGGATCTTTGTATTTTCTTGATGTTGCTCTTTGTTCAACAATAGCTTCTCTACTAGGTACAGGATTAACTGTTTCATAAGTAATCAAATTACTAAATGTTTTAGATGTATCAACATCATTTGTATGAGCAGCCATGAAGAAAGCATTACCATCATAACCTGTAGCAGATACACTTTCTCCGTAAGGATCAGTATAATTAGAAGCAGAGAATCCGTTTAATAGAACGTCTGCAAATGCTTGGTCAATTTGGTTGAATGAACCATCTGTGATAGTTCTTACAATGCTTGCAATTTGATTATGTAAATCAAACTTTCTCATCTTTTTAGTTACTGGAACAATCGCACCGTAGTATTCTTGTGTCCATGTAACACTATCCCCCTCGTTTATAACTTTGTTTGGTAGGTCAGAACCTTCTGCTACCTTAGATACACCACCTAAACCATGTAAAATTAAATGATCGTAAGTAAGTCTATCTGTATCGCTAACATTGAATACTTGATACCCAACAAGCTTTGAGATTGAATTTTTTGCAGCCTCGTTATAGATATCTTGCAAATCATCAGTCAATGCTGGAAAATCTTTAGTTGTAATCGGCATAAAATTTTATTAGTTTATTAAGCGTTTGGTGCTCCTGGTTCAAAGTGACCAATAACTTGTGTGCTTGTCCCAGCAACTCCAACACCTTCTTCGATATAGAAAATATCATCATCTGAAGCATTTGGATCCAATGATCCTGCAGCTCCTAGATCGCACTGAGTTAAAATATCTGTTTGAGCCCAAGCAGCATCAGTGTCAGCTAAAAATGTAACACCGTCTGTTCTAACACATAGAACCTCTTGTCCACTTGATGTGGTTAAAACACTTTCTTGTACTACCCAGTGAATATCAACACCACCACCTGCTGAAGCGTTTGTTAATAGTCCGTTGCCATCATCTATGCAAGCGTTACCTTTAACAAATGTGACTGCATCTGCAGCTTTAATTGAGCTGTATTTTCCTTCGTCTCCTTTAATAGGTACAAAAGCCATATTAGTTTTTCTTTAATTAATTAATTGTACCAATCTTGAACCTTCGTGTCGCTTGTAAGAATCTGCCGACCAGTTTTTTTCGATACCTTCTTTGTACCAGAACTAGTCCTTGATTTCACACTACCGACAGTTGTGTTCTTTTTTGGTTTCTCTTCTTTTATCCCCTTATCTTCCTTCCATAATCGTGTAGCTATCTTCAAGCTACGTACTACAGAAGAATAATTCGTCTTATCAAGATTCCCTGGTAAATAAGAGATTATATCTTGATATTGAGCGTCATCTACAAGTTCTGGTATATAGTCAGCGTGTTTTCGGTTGATTGTATTAACAAGTGCTTCCTTTTGGGTTCTCTTTGATAGAACCTTATTTACAGCCTCCTCGTTTACGTCAACTTCCTCCTTGACCTCTTCTTTGACCTCTTCTTTGACAAGTTCGCGTTTCTTGCCCTTAGCGGCCAACATACCGTCTTTGTAGTTGTCTCGATCACTTTCAGCTTTCGCCAATCGTGACTTTAGTTCTTCAACTGATTCTTCATCTTCAGACTCTTCTTCGTCATCAGATTCGTTTGTAGTGGTTTCTTCCACATCATCAGCCTCGTTTTCTTCCTCGTGACCATCAGAGGTTGAGGTTTCTTCCTCATCTGTTAAAGTCTCTTCTTCATCTTCAAATTCTTCTAATGTATTGTCCTTTGAAGATTCTAATGTTCGTTTAAAGTCCATAATATTTTAAGAGTTTTATTTTAATTCGCTACTCCTGCGAACATTTATTATTAACAAAAAAGATCGTCTCATTGACGATCTTATGGTGAGCACTATCACGTTCACGGGGATAAACACGACAACGCACACCACAAGAGCGTCAATCCCCGAATTATTTAATTTTTACTTATACCATTTTAATACATCTAAACCTTTCTTCCCTAATATTGATTTTCTTTTCTTTCCTAACATTGATTTCTTCTTTGTTGTTGGTCTTCCTAATACTTTTCCTCCAAGCGATGTTGGTCTTGTAGGTGTTGGTCTTACTGGTTTTGGTCTTCCAACTACTGGTTTTCCTGGAGTTGGTCTTACTATTGGTGTTCGTTTCACTTTGCCTTTAACTGGTGCTACTCTCTTGCCAGCACCTGATTCTTTACCTGGATTTCTTCTTTCCCAACTTGGGTTACCAGGTCCTTCTACTGCTGGATATCGACCACCAGGTTGTGATTCACCCCATTTTCTTGATTTAGTTTGTTTCAACGACTTCATTGTCTTTGTTGTCATGTTTTATGACCCCGTTTTTAATTTTTTAGTCTTCTCGTATCGCTTTTTGTCTTTACCCTTCAATGAACTCTCCGCCTGTTGGTTCAGATGCTTCAATTCCATTAATCTGCCAAGCCATGTCCAATATTCCTTCTGACCTACACCAGATCCGATAATACCAAGTATAGCTTTCTTTCTGATCGTATAATAACTTGCATAGCCATTGAAGTTTAGACCAACCAGCCATTCCTGCACCTCTTTTGTCTTTACAGCAAGATTAGATTGGTCTCCCAATAACCTCATTAATATTTTAATTAGTAATAGTCTCATAATGTTTTATAAATTACCTATACCCTGCAGTTCGCCCATAGGAGCGGTCTCAGGGACTGGGCCTGCTTGACCTGTTGGCTCTGCTCCACCACCCATCATTGCCATTGGGTCTTGTTGCATACCACCACCACCATCAAACTGTTCTGGATCATCGCCATAAGCTTCTGCATAGATCTTGAAGAACTCGTTTTGGTTCTCCTGGAACTTCTGTGGGAATAAACTAGCATAGCCACGCATCTTTTCCTCCACCATTGCCATCTTCAGTGCTTTACTCTTCTGATACACTCCTTCTGGCTCGATTCTGAATACATACTCGTAATCATCTAACGCATCTGGTGTTATCTCAAGAATCTCCAATTCTTCACCATCCTGTCTAGCCTGCTCTTCACGCAATGTAAGGTCAAATGGTCTTGAGAGCTCCTTCATGCCACCAACTACGTCAATCTGTTTAGTACCTATCTTTCCATTTGAAAGCTCTACAGCGGGTAATCTGTAGCTTCTGAACAGTGCTTCAAATTCTTTACCGTCTTCTCCAACAAACGCCTCAACCTTAGCAACACCATAGTTCATTAAAATATTCATTCCACGTAATCTATATTTCTGTAGCCATAGATCGGTCATCATGATATAGAACAATCCTTTCAATTCTTCGGCACGTTCGTTCGCAATAACTATCTCTCTTGCTGTTGAGCCACTACCACTTGCACCACCTTGTACCTTATCAGTTGAATCGTCTTCCTGGCCCTGCTTGATTATCTGTAACATAGCTATATCGCCCTGTGTTACACCCTTTACTGGCATTGGTTTCACTTGATTAACGTCATTAACGTATATCCTTGTATCACCATCAACATATTCGTCCTCTAAATCAAAGTTATCTTTATTTTCCATACCAATTAACATTGGTGTGGTTACTGAACGGTATGATTCGTCTGTCATTGCATTAACTAGTGCGTTTTCTACATCCTGCTCACCCATTAAGATATTTGGCAGTGAATTACCCCAAAAGAACTCTGCTTTTGCGAATGGTTCGAATATTGTCTTAGAAAATGGGTATTTTTTCTTCTTTTTACCCAACATCAAAGGAGTGTCTTCCATCAATACACCGTTTATCACTACTCTTTGCATATCACCGTCTTTTCCGTGCTTTCTATAGTATTTGACCACCTCATACTTATCATCATCAACTCTTGTATCCCATTGTTTCTTAAAGAACAATTGAATCGCTTCGCTACCCAATAGCTCCTTACCAGACTTAACCAGGTCAAAGTTCTTATAATCACTATATTCGTACGCTAATTGGTCTTTATCTATGTATTCTATCCATGCAACTGCAGATTGTTTCTGCACATCCCTAATATACGGGTCTTTTATTAAAAAATTCTCCAAAGGTACGTCTATTTCTATACATTCATCCTCAATCAACTGTTTCTCGGTATCAAACTCAACCTCACCTGTTTGTGGATCATAACTTGTGATTACCTTCACGTCATCCTCAACACGTAAATATCCGTCATATTTGATTACTGTACCGTTGATTGAACAGTTCCAACTATCAAAATACATGTCCATCTGTGGATTGTTCTCACCTATAACAAAACTTGCATCTACTGTTGTTTTCATTATCTCACCCCTTAGTACAGATGCTCTGTTACGGTCATTAAGTGCTGATACAGACACTTCAGGCGGGTTCTTAGCTATCCCAGCTATCTGGGCTTTTACCTTGTTACGGGTCGTTTTTGAGAAGTAGTTTGCCTGCCAATCTGCCTTATTCAAACTCTCCCTATCTGGTAGGTACGAATTGGCTCGTTTCTGACAATCGTTCAAGAAGTTGGTCAATGTCCGATCATTAAACTCTGTATAGCTCTCTGTTGATACCTCAAGCATCTCATGCAGTTCAGTATATACATATTTAACCTTTTCTTGCTCCTCTATAGTTTGTTTGTTCTGGGGACTTGTTGTTTCTTCTTCCATAGTTATATCCCCCGATTTTGTTATGTTGATCTAGTTAATTGTGTCATCGTCTATATTGGATATTTAAGCTCGTCAGCACCGCAAGACTGATAACACAATCAACTATACCAGCTTTAACTATACCAGTATTCACACTGCCCCACAGGAGCACTCACGCTCTTCTCACGTGAATGTGCCTGTTGTATCCGCTTGGCTGTACGGGTCTTCTTTTTGTTTATATCGTAGCCATAGTTCTGCCATAAACCCCAGTAGGATAGGTTCCCCTCTTGTCGTGCTAGTTTTATTGCTTTTGCGTATGTCATTTTTATGCTGATCTTAATGAATAACCTTTACCTTGTTTCTTCTTCTTCAACTTCATACGTCTGTCAAAGTCGCTCACCTTCTTGCCTGTATATGGCACCCTAAGCGTACTCATTGCGTACCGTATTGCATCCATTGCATGGTTCCAAACGTCTGCGGGCTTGTTTATGCTGTTACCATCCTTATCTACCAGCCAGAAGTAGTTCCTATACTCCTTGATTGTTCTTACGCTACGCTTAGTTATCATGATCTTCTGCTCCTGCATGTGCTGGATACCGTTGTTCACACTGTCCTTTCCCTTCTTTGCTCCAATTGCACTCACACCATACAGCTTTAGCTCGTCTATACTCTTTGGCTCTGCACTGTCTGCTATTACTAACGCCTTCTCGTTCAAGTTATTGATAATGTCCGCTATCTGCTTATTACTCAACCCCTTCTGGTATATCTGCTCGTCTAGTACGAAACAGTCGTTGTACTTATAGATGTCTATCATTGCACTTGGGTCGTTTGTATAGCCGAAGTCTAACCCTCTCCGTTCTAGCTTTGCCTCGTCTGGTACCCTGTCGATTATCTGCCAACCTGTGTATATCCTGCCTTCCACCTCACCCAACTGGCCCAGTCCATATACCTGCCACCATTGCTTGTTCGTCTTATGGCTCTCTATATCTTCTATTATGTTTTCATCCAATACATCCAGACAGTCCAGATACGTTAGTGTCAAGAAGTCATGGTCTAGCTTACCTGCAACCTCTGTGTAGTACCAAAACTCTATTGTTGGGTTCCAATCCAACCATATGTGGTCTTTCGTTCTTACTTTCAACTGGTCAAAGATGTTGTATGGTATATGGTTTGCCTCATTAACGAATAGTACGTCTCGTCTTGGGCCATGTGCCTTACCTAACTTATCTATACTGATGAACTTCAATACTGTACCTGTCTCAAATGCGTATGTGTGCTTTGTACTGTTCCATAACTCATCCCTCCAGTAGCCCCTATCCAACATGATTGATCTGAAGTCCTTTATTGCTCCATCTTCTAGATGTGGGTAACTCTCACTCATTACATCTACCTTCTTATTATCATGGCTCTGGCTATAGTCTATCAACCATACAAGGATACTGATTGTCTTACTCGCACTCGTTCCACCACATACCGCTTTCAATCGCTTCTTTAGCCCAAATATCTTCTTTGTTGCTGATGTATCGCTGAAGTTGAACTCTTTTGTTGTTTCCATAGTTGTTTTATTAGCTAGGTGTAGCAATAGATTGTTTGGTGTATTTTGAACCATCCCCACCGCCCATTGTAGCCTTAGCTATCGTCTATTACTACACTTAACTAATGATTACATATTATGCCACAAGTGGTCTTCCACACACCCCTTTTTAGACAGCAAAGGACATATACTCTCCTTACAGCAAGGGTATATAGTAATAGGCACTAGACGGTATAATCTATAAAGATTACTACAAGCCCACCTGGTATAGTTTACTTGTATTGTCTAGTTTTGTGTATCGTATAACAATTGCTCCTATTACTATATACTCTCAAATATAGTTCCATTCAGAGGATTTTGCTGGCAGTCCTTCTTTCTTCCACCCTCCTCTACCTAGTAGTCTTACTAGACACAGGAGAGAGGTGAAATATACCAGATGGTGGGATTCTTATTGTTTATAGTCGTTAGCAAGTACCAATAAACTTCGACTCGTTATTCAAATTGTCTATATATTGTTATTCTTTTGACGCTCCACCGTAGATCGGTTGCGGGATCTCTTTCCCTTTCGTTGTTAAATCTATATTCTTTCCATAGTTATCTTTACCCAATGTCTCCGCTGTAAACATCGCTACCTTCGCCTGTGTTTTCAGCGTTTCTTTATCGCTAACATTGAAATCCAGTATATCTTCCAGCTTCTTTTCTGCCAACATTAACTTCCGATCTCTCTTCCAACCATCTAGGAGATTAGCTAAACTTAAGTAATTATCACACTTCCAGTTATATAATTTCTGAATATAATTATCCAATCCTCTCTCCTTTTCCTGTTCGCTAATTTTAGGATAGTTATTAAAAATAAATGTTGCTGTTTCTTTTAGATTATTGCCATTAACAATACACTCCCTAATTTTCTTAAGCAGTTCATCAGTCAAATCAGTTGGTCTCCCTGATAGTCCTGGTTGTTTTTTCCTTCTTTTAATTACTCTGTCCTCATTCATATATTTCTACACAACATCAACAAACAACGTCAATGTTTATATTGACAAACAACGTCAATGTCGTGTCTTAGTAACTTTATATTTTAATCGCCACCCAGTCTTATCTACCAGTAGTTTCAGATCGTCTATAGTTATCCCTTTATATTTAAGAGGTTTTATTTTACTCAAGTCATCTCTCATATTCTCTTTAATAAGATAGATTTTTTATGTGATAAATATTTCTGAAAGCTCTGACAAATACTTGTCCGCAATAACCATGTCAAACATATTTTGTTGCATTTGTTCGGCTATAAACTCACCTTGCTTATACTTATCATCTAGCTCTAGCCCAACAATTTTAACATCTTTTTCGTCTTTATAATCTAGCAAATTAATTGGCTGTTGTGCGTTTGGTGGTAAAAATGGATATAGTTTGAAACCTGCCTTTTCAGTTGCTTTGCTTATTTTTTCGCCTAACTCTTTATTGATTTGCATTTCTTCTTTCTTTTGTTCTTTCTTTTGTTCTTCTGTATCCTCGTCAGTCGCTAACGCTGTAATCTCTGCTAATAGTTCTTGTGTTTTCTTTTGTAGCCCTTGATGTTCATTTGCCAACTTCCCTGTTTCAATTGCAAAATCCTTATTCGATTCTTCAATTTGTGCCAATATCTTGCTTCTAATTGTTAGTGCCTTCCATTTGTCGCTACAAGACCCCATGTCTTCCCAATACAATTTGTCTTTCGGAATAGCTGACAACATCACGGACAATGTGTTCAATAGACTGTCATTGATTTTGATTTTCATGTAGTTATATTTATTAATTAATATAGGCAATAAGGGAAAGAGCTTTTAACACGACCCGACAAGGTAAAACCTAGCTGAAAGCCTTGTAATACCTCGTTTATTTGGTTTATTTATATCTGACTTGTTTTCTCCCCTTATCGCCAAGCAAAATATATCAGTTTTTTAGGCTGATTTATTATATTGATTTGTTTTTAGATGTTGTTTTCATCTGTTTGGTTTTTAGTTTTCTAATCTCATCTTATCATACTTTTTATTATTTGTCAAGCCCTACCCTGTGAATATTGGTAGTTTGTTGTTTCATACAACTATTTACGCATGGAAAAACCCAAAAGCAAACTATCTTTTTTGTTGTAATTTTACATAATATATTGACTTATCCCCACCCACCTATTGACGAACCGTTTTGTTTTTGCTATACTAAAGACAGAGCTAAGAAGTAGCAGACAACACAAGGCAAGAGGGGAAATCAAAAATACGTTTACTACTTCTAGGCATGAATATAAACTAACAATATAAAAGTATGAACAATCAAAAAAATGCAATCACAAACAAAGACTATGAGGGCAAAAACCAAGCAAATTTGACCTGTATGGCAGAAAGCAACGGTTACAAGAGTAATTCATGGATAACATTTTTACAAGCAAGAGAATTGAAACTGAAGATTAAAAAAGGCAGTAAAGGCATATCAATTTTTAAGGGATTCACACAATTTACAGAGTTTGACAAAAACAAGAAGATTAAAACAAATTCAAAACCTTTGGGATTTGCGAGAGTCTTCAACCTTGACCAAACAGAAAAAGCAAATTATTAACTAAATATAAACCTATGAATAAAAAAGAACAAGAGAAACAAGATGCGATTAAGTGCTTGAAACGTGATTGCAAGATAAAACCAGGCTCAACAATCATCGTCAATCAAACACATGTGAGCAGTTCTGGAATGAGCAGAAGGCTTGAATTGTATGTAATTGATAAGAAAAATAATCGACTTGACAGAATTACTTACCAAGTCGGCAAGGCTCTGGAATGGAATGTAAATGAAAAAGGGCT